AAACTGCGACCATCTTCAAGCCATCTAAGATATTGACATTGACGAGGCGTAAAATTATCATCCAGCCAGCGTTCTAATACTTCAAACCCTGGGTAAGGTCTTGTATAGGGTGGAATATTATGAGGAAAGCACCAGAATATAGTGCTGTCCTTGCATCTTCTAGTGTAGTAAATGACATTGACCCAGTGAACTGATTTGTCCACTGGGTCAGTACCAAATTCTATCAAGTTTTAACTTTGTTTTGCAACCAATTTAGCAGTAGGCCATAGCTTGGCAAAATAACCAAGAGGCTTACAAGAATCTTTGCCCAGCTATTGTTGGTCGCAACAATATGCCAGTTAGCAGCCATAAACTCATTGGCACCATATGCAAAGGCAGTAAAGAAAAACACATAGGTGTCAATGAAAGTGCTGACCACACAGCTTAGTGCAGGAGCAATCCACCAGCTTGAAAAGCGTTCTCTAAAATACTGGAACACATATACGTCTAGTAGGTTGCTGATAAAGTAAGCAATACCAGAACCAAGACCAATTCTAACTGCTACTGTATCAGGTGCACCACCTAGTTTGACCACTGCCATACTAACAAGAATGGCAGGGATAAAAGCAAGATTGATTACTGCTCGTCCGGTTTCCTTACCAATTAATCTAACAGTAAGGTCGGTAAGAACAACTACTAGTGGAAAGGTAAAAGCAGCCGCAGCCAATGGATGGCCAAGAATATTAAACTTAAACTGAACAATATAGTTACTAAGTGCAATGATGACAACATGAGCTGCCATTAGCTTAAGAGCAAGGGCGCGATCGGCGCCCTGAAGAATACGATCTAGCATGTATTGTCTCCTTTGGTTAAAACTCAATTATTGTGACTGGTGTGGCATTTTGTTCCGTGCCACCTTTTGTAATTAGGGTAAGTTGATACTTTCCTGCAATGCTCACATGATAACACCATAGTCGGTTGACTCGCTATGATTGCCTATTCATAACTTCAAACGATGCTAGACCGCTTTCAACTCCCACATTCATTGCGCCAGGCGCAGCGGCTTAGCATTTCCGTTGAGCAGTCATCTTCTCCAAAGCATCCGGGACGATGTGCTTCGTTCCTATGAAGAGCTATCAGCAACATCAGCTCCTGATAGCGAGGCGATGATTTATCCCCCGAATTGGCCAATGTTGCTGATTCGTCCAACCATGCTTGGATGTTGCTCAGGAGAACAGATCCTCGGTCCATTCCCTGTGACCTTCACGGAACGCCATATTTGTTACCTTATTCATAGGTAATAATAATCCTTGTTGTTTGGGTCTTTCAGCCTATTATACAATTTGTATTCTGATATATCCAATTCTAGCATAGCTTGTTTAAGAGTTCTAAACATTCTACCTTCAGCTATAATATTTCTGGACCTACCATTTTCGCTACCGCTACACTTACCTTTTCTGCCACGACTGCTGTTTTCAAAGATTTTTTGTCGCTTCTCTTCTGACCAATTAGCCCTTGTTTCTTTGGCTTTTTGTCGTGCTAGTTTTTCATTTTCAGGATTGCGGTTTTCTACAGCTTTACGAGCAGCTGATTTCCTGCGTTCTTCGCCCATACGTTCCTTACCCAATCTAGCACTGCGCTTACGGTCTTCTGGGTCACGAGCTCTTATACCCTCTACCAATCTAGGTATATTATCTCGCAATCTTTCTCTAAGTTTTTTTCCTTCTTCGGTTTGGTACCATTCTTTAGTTTTAGTATGAACTTTATCCAACAATGCTTTTCTTTCTTCTTCTGTTCTATTAGCCCATACTTGTTTGATTTGATTGCTAAATTCTTGTCGACGTTCATCAGTCCAACCTGCTTTAGTATCTCCACCTATCACATCTTTTGCTACATTATAGTAATCATCAGAACAATATGCATTGACTTTATCTAACCAGAACTTTTCACGTCCTAACAAGTATTGCCTATCTTCAATATCAACGTACTCAATAATAGAACGGGTAAAGTTTTCTATTCCGTGCTTTTTTACAGCCCTTTTGAAGACTTTACCCGACCCGATATATCCATCATCAATCGTACCGGCGTGTGAACCAATATACTTTTTACCGTTGATGTTATTGGTCCACTCGTAAATAAATCCATAATACATAGTTCGTCCTTTGCAACTAACTATGTTTATTTATGATGATTTACTCAAAACCTTCAAATAAATCTTCGTTCCATTCTCTATGGCCTTCTCTATAAGCCATGTTAGCCAAAGTCTCACGAACCTCAACTCGGAAACACCAAAGTCGGTTAGATTCCCCTTCTCCCCACATTTCTGGAATGAACACACCATTCACATACTTATAGAGATAGTCTGCAAGAGATTCGCACCCTAGCTTTGATAATATGGTTAACTTCATGATACCGCGCTTTTCTGCTTCTTTATACCAATCAATTTCTGGATCATCAGAACTACACAATGTGGTATGATCAAACTGATCTTCGAGGAAGTTCTTGAGCTCCTTGAGCCCACCATAATCAGCCGCCCAGTTCCTTGCATCTAGATCATCGGTGCCAAAGTAAAACTTCATGCTGAACGCATATCCGTGGATGAGATTGCAATGGCTATCGGCACGCCACTGCCTGTATGCACAGGGGAATGCGTTATGGTATTCCTTGGTCGAAACGTACTTGTAAACGATAGGTTGAAAGTTTGCCATCTCTAGTCTCCTTTAAAAAGTAGCAAGTTTGATGGCACAGAATTTATAAAGCAGGATGGTGCCAAAGACCGCTTGCATACTTAGCGAACTCTTATCTACCATTGAGTTCGCTAATACCCAGCGCATTAAAGCTACGCTGTACTCCGACAACCTGACTCCAGCAGTCCAAAAGTGCGTGGTGTGCTGCACCACGTGGACGTTCTAGGCCAGGCACCAATGCATAAAGTGTGCGAGCGTCACGAGCTTGCCAGTATTGCCAGGCTACGCCACGCTGTAGCTCGCGACTAAAGTGTTCAAGAATATTAAGATCAAATCCGGTACCATTTGCCCAGATTGCGTCAATGCCACCACACCAACGATGGAAATCAGCTAGTACATCACTGATGCTGTGACGGTTGTCTTCGCTAAAGGCTTCTTCTCTAACATCATCGCTTTGACGACCCCACCACTCAAGAGTAGCATCATCAATGCCGTGGTCTAGACCATTGAAGCTATCAAGGTCAACACGACGATAAAACGTATCCATATCTTCCAATGGAGTAGCTAGATCGTCTAGCCAAGGATTAAAACGAATTGCGCCAATAGTAAGCATTAAACTATTTGGCTTAGTACCTAGAGTTTCTAGGTCAACCATAACGTGGTTACCGGGGTTAATCTTATTCATTGTATTATTCTTTAGTTACTTCAACTTTAGTTAATACACAGCTACCATCATCTTGCATTTCCCAAGTGATAGTATCGCCTTCTTTCCAACCAACAGCATCAAGTAAATCTGGCGGAAATTCCAAGAGAATATCTGTTGTCTCTGGATCTTTGATAACTGTAGTAATCCAAGTTTTAGGATTCATTTTACTTTTCCACAAGAACTTTTTCGCTGCGAACACGATATAGTATTGTTTTAATTTCAGATTCTGAAGGATAGTTCTGCATTACAGATCTAGCTCGTTCTCTGATGTGGCTAGGAACTCTTGGAGTAACCTGAGGAATCAACAGGTCTTCAATAAGCCTCATGCCATCAACAATAGATTGATAATGATCTTTTTGTCTTTTCATTTTCTAAATTCCATTCTTTACACTAGCACAATTTCACCTATAAAGCAAGAGATATCTTAGGTCCACAACGACTTGCGAATCTTGATTAGACGAATCATCATAGCTTCATCTTCTTTTTCATAGTCGGCTTCGATTTTGCGAAGTTTCTTAAGTGCTACATCTGCCATTTTACGAATTTCTTTGGTTTCATATCTTTCGGAGAATAGGCCACCGAATTCATCTAGGCCACTTTCTTTAGCCATGTTACGCTTCATATCGCAGTAAGCACTCCAACCGCTGGCATCATGTGGATCAGGACGATTGGGATAAACTTCCGTCCACCAGCGATAAAGTTCTAAAATTTCTTTGGCACGAATGGCTTGATAGGTAGGTTGCCCAATTTTTGGGCTATCTTCTCCAAGCTCTTCTTTTGTCCAAACCAAATTACATTGCCACTGGAGATCGTCCAAACCAGCCTGTGGACAACGCCAGATTCTAACATTCCACCAGCCAAATCTCCACCAGGGGGCTTTGTATTTTTTTCTTTCATCATCATTGC